GTGTACACACGCGTATATACATACGAAAAAAGACCCTGTATGTATTATCTGCCATGCTACGTCAGATGAATCTCCAGATTCACATGTAAAAGAAGTCACTCACAAACAAAAGGATCTTCAATTATGCCACAACACATAGATATGGCAACCAAACGTAAAGACGCCCCTAAGAAAACACTCATATACGGCGATGTCGGTAGCGGGAAAACCTACTGTCTTCGTACGTTACCTGAGCGTGCTTTACCAGCTTTCATCATAGACATAGACGAAGGCAGTGAAGCCCTAGAAGGAGATTTTGTCGAAGGTACATTCCGAGGCATAATTCCTGATAGACTCGAAACCTCCAAAGGAAAAGAGAAACCAGTAGCATACGTACAAATCAAAGACGCACTACAACGTATCCATAAAACCGATCCTGAGCTTCAACCTAAAACTATAATCGTAGACTCTATGACTCGCCTTTACGGTTCTATCATGGATTACACTATGGCATCTAACAACAAACCATTAGACAGCGCACCTACACAACCCGACTACGGCATTGCAATGCGTTTAACCATAAAGTTCGTTGAAGCATTAATAATGATGCAGAAGAACTTAGTAATCATATGTCACGAGGACTCTAAAGAAAACGAAACAACAGGCATAGTAAAAATAGTCCCATCACTTACGGGTAAGCTCGCTGGTATAATCCCATCATATTTCGACTACGTACTTCATGCCACCGTCAAAGGTCGAGGAGACAAGGCATCATACATATGGCAAACCCGTCCCAGTGGAGTTTACACAGCACGAGTACGCAACCCTAACCTTGACCCTGAAATGCCGCAGAACTTCGACACCTTACTCCCATGAACCCTAAGAAAGACTTTAACCTTCTAGGTAACATCAACAAAGGGTATGCTAAAATGCCTGAGCCAGAAACAATATATTTACCCATATCAGAAGATGACGGATATACTCTACAAAAAATAATAATTAATAATTTAGACAAAGCTAAAGCTAACGGATTCACAGAACTAAGCGAAGTCTTAACTCGTGTTAATATCGCGCTTCAGCACAGCTTGTCGATAGCTACAGAGAAAGGAGAACATCGAGCGCGACATTAACTTTTATTATATCGACATACATTAAGCACTATCACATAACTACCATAAACCATAAGGACACATTAACAATGAGTGAATTATATCAAGACCTACAGTTTGGCAGTCTCGAAAAAGAGAAGAAGAACCTAGAGCGTAGTCTCGAAGCCGGTGAGTACGAACTGACGTTTAGCCGTTGGGCCTACAGAGAGTCCCGTGCCTCTGAAAAACCCGGCATAAACTTCGAGTTCAAAGTCATTAACAATGAAGATCCCGATACCAACGGCTTCACTGTATTTCACTGGTGCTCGTGGGGTACATTCTTCTTCAACCAGGCCATTCTAGCCATATTCGAAGACAAACTCCGTGAACTCGATTCTATGGACCCAGATAGCACCGAGTACGAAGAAGCCAAGCTGGACTTGAACTTTCTCAATATCCAAGAAGATATTTGCCCGGACTTGGACGAAGCCATCGGAAATGAAGTTAAGGCTAAGATCAAGTCAGAGGAATGGAAGAACGAATCCACCGGATCGTCTGGTGTAAGCACTAAGATAGAGAAGTTCATTATATAACCCTAGAGGCGGGCAGGGAGACTTAGCACTCTCTTTGCCCGCCTTTTTATCTCTATAGGACTCCAACGCATGGAAGATTCCATAACTCTTCTAGATCCTGAAGCCATTATAGTTCCTGATAACCGTCAACGAAAAGAATTTCCACACCCTAAGCTTCAAGAGTTAGCCGCGAGTATTTACGAAATAGGCCAGATCCAACCTATAGTAATAGACGAGAACTACGTATTAATCGCAGGTGAGCGTAGACTCAGAGCATTAAAGTACATTCGTAATAACCCAAAGTCATATCACAACGCAAACTTCGATCACGTAAAAGTATCCATAATAACTCCCACAGATGACTGGCATCGGCACGCTATAGAACTACAAGAAAACATCAAACGTGAACCTTTAACTCCAGCTGAAGAATCTCGTGCAGTAGACGAATACGAGAGACTCATGGAAAGTCGTAAAGGTAAACAAAAACGCGGTAAAGGTGCATCCGAAGGGGGCCACTCACAAAAAGACACAGCCCAGGATCTAAACATGTCTGAGGCAGCTGTAAGTGATCACCGTAAAGTAGCCCGAGTCCTAGACATAGCCGCGCACATACCAGAACTAGAAGGCTTAGAAGAAGAGTCCTCACGCAGTGGTATCCTAGGTAAATTTAAAGCCTTCAAGATAAAAGAACTCCGAGAAGAAATAGCACGTAGAGCTATGGAATCCCACCGTAGTGATGTAGCAGACATTGCGTTTTGTCAAGATGCCTTAAAATTCCTACCCACCTTACCAGAAGAATCAATAGACCTAGTACTAACAGACTTACCATATGGCATAGACGTATTTGATTCCTTAACACTAGATAAGTCTAGCCACGGTACTCAATGGCATGACACTCCAGAAGACATAGAAAAATTCGTCCACGAGCTTATACCTAAGCTATACTTAGTACTTAAGCCTAATGCTCATATGTGGATCTTCTGCTCATGGACAGAAAGCTTTTGGATCGAGAGAGTATGCGCTAAGATGCCAGACTTAGCTTTCGAGTATCCGCCTTGGATATGGAATAAAGTAATCTCTACTCCGTCTATTAATGGAGCCGCAGCAGGAGATCAAACACATGAGCACCTATGCCACTTACGTAAAGGCACTGTAACTATGCCTGAGCGTCTAGGCCCAAACCTAGTCTCTTACCAACGCCCCACTAGCACTAAATACCCTACAGAAAAATCTCTAGACTTAGTTAAGCATTTCATAGAACTATGTACCCTAGAAGGAGAACTAATACTCGATCCATGTTGTGGCTCTGGCAGCCATCTCGTGGCTGCCCTACAATCTAACCGTAGAGCCATAGGCTGTGACCTAAATCCCGAAGCCATCAAAGTAACTAAATCCCGTTTAGTATTAGAGACTTCCCCGGAGACTTCCCCATGAAACCTCACAAAATCCACTCAGTACGTTTCGGAGCAAACCAACAAAAGGTTTCAATATATACCTCATGTGGTAGAGTCCAGGTAACCATAGATGACGATATAACTAAAGGCGTCAAGATTGACTTCAGACCTCACAAAACCAAAGCAGTATTTCAAAGTACCGATACATGTACACATTTAATACCGAAGCGTAAATACAAACAAGTTCGGACCACAAGACAACTCGATACTAAGTAGTACTTCAATTTTAAGGGGTCTAGGGGCTTGTGTGAAGCATTTAAATCCCAATCCCATGTCAATACCCCAATCAAATCAATGCCCTTTAGAAAGGCAGACGCTGTGTCACTCATACAATCAGACGGCAGAGAAGATGCAAGTATTGTAGTTGTAGGAGAGTCACCAACAAAGAATGATATTCTTACAGACACACCATTCTCAGGTCCACAAGGAGAAATGCTATTTGATGACATACTAGCCCGAGCAGGAATCTTCCGCAAAGATTGGCTAGTACTACATACATACCCTAAACAAGCTCCTGCGAATAAGCTCGATATAGTACCAGACCCTTTCGAGTACGCAGACGAGAACTGGAAACTAATTCAAAAATACCCACGTAAACTAATCTTAGCAGTAGGAGAGTACGCTCTTAGATTCCTATGCTCTGAAGACGGTATCACAAAATGGAGAGGCTCACTATTATACTCTAACAGAGGAAAAGTCCCTGTTATCCCAATGATAGCTCCGGCTTCAGTCATACGGCAATATTCATGGTTAGTACTATGCCGTAAAGATGCTAAGAAAGCTAAGCGTGTACTAACAGAATTCGACTCAATCCTAGACCATAAACGAACCATAGTACACTACGGCCAACTTAAGAAGGATTACGCTACAGAGGAATCAGGCCTTATAGCTAAGTTGTTAATACAAACCTTGAGATCATTTAACAATGCTCCATGTTTGGCCTTTGATATAGAAACATTCGCTGAGTGTATCACATGTGTAGGAATAGCTCGAAGTGAGACTGAAGCCGTAGTAATACCCTTAACCACTCAGCTTAGACACGAGGACAGAATAGAACTCATACGAGAGTTAGGAATACTATTATCCAATCATTCCTTAAAAGTAGGGCAGAACCTAGATTACGATGTTCAGTACTTAAGCAAAAACTTCGGCATTGAGGTTCGTAACGTATGGATGGACACTATGGTAGCGCATAGCGTCATGCACCCAGAGATGGGCCATAGTTTAGACCTACTAGCTTCAATCTACACTAACAAAAACTTCTACAAAGAAATGCGTAAAGAAGCCACCAGTGGAAACTATAACAATACTCTCTGGGAATACAACGGCATAGATTGTTGTGTTACGTATGAGGTAGCTGTAAAACTCGCCCATGAGCTAATAGAAACCCAAGCCTGGGACTTTTTCCATTCTGTAGCTATGCCTGTGACTAAAACTCTTATTCGCATGGAACATCGTGGAGTAAACATAGATGAAGATCTTAGGTCAAAACGCAGAGAAACCCTTACACAAGAAGTATCTGATACTCTTGCCCATCCTGATTTGTGCGGTGTTAATCCTAATAGTCCGAAACAAGTTATGGAACACTTTGGACAACATGGAGTTAAACTTCCTACGCCCAGGGGACGCAAAACACCGTCCACGGACGTCCACACATTAAAACTCCTACGCCCAAGACAACCTAAACACGAGAAGTTTATTGACAAATGCTTAGACGTACGAGACAAGCGTAAAATCATAGGGACATACTTAGAAGCCAAAACCCACAAAGACGGTAGGATGCGAACTTCATATCGTACATCATCTACAGATACAGGACGTATCTCGAGTTCCAAGGATGTATTCAGTAAAGGTATGAACCTTCAGAATGTCCCAGGAGATCAACGAGACTGGTTCATACCAGATCCGGGTCTAGTGTTTTGGGAAGCTGACGGCTCCCAAATAGAAGCTAGAATTACTGCCTACGTAGCACAAGACCAAAACTACATGCAAGGCTTCATAGAAGGTAAGGACATTCACACCGAAAACGCAATGGCTTTATTTAAGATCCCTGAATCCCAAGTACGCGATCCAGTAGAAGGTACACACTACACATATCGAGACATAGGCAAACGAGCATCACATGCTATAAACTACATGGTAGGTCCAGGTAAGCTCAAAGATCTTATGAATGAATATGTACCTCAGATGCGCTTCACACTTCAAGATGCGCGTAGATTCATAGAGAGCTTTAAGACCTTACGCCCCGGTATACATAAATGGTGGATTAACACAATACAACAGCTTAAAGCTGATCGTAAGATGCGTACACCCTACGGTCGTCAGAGAATATTCTTAGATCGTTGGGGAGATCAGCTCCATAGGGCAGCAGTAGCATTTGTCCCACAGTCCACAGCAGCAGATCATATCAATGCAGCATTGGCTCGTATAGAATCTAGGTTTAAGTCCATACATGGAGCTGACGTATTACTACAGGTGCATGACTCTGTAGCAGGTCAATGCTACGAGAAGGACTTAGACACAATACGAGCTATAGTTTGTGAAGAAATGGAAAAACCTATACCTAAAGGATTTGGATACCATTGGCAAGATGAGTTAATTATCCCCGCAGACTTCGCAACAGGCCCTGACTGGAAGTCATGCAAATAATCTATGCTGAGAGGGAGATCCTTCCGGGGAGGCCGGACGTACCGGTGGAAGGCGTATCGCCTGGGGAGTCGATACACTTCCTCTCAGCTTAAAAGGAGTTATTATGCACATTCACATTAAAAGTTCTTATGAAGATAACCTAAGTACATACCCTAGCGACAATGACGATAGCGTAGTGGTAGCTATACTAGACGACACTATAGTAACAGCCATAGTATTAGACTTAACCAAAGATGTAGCTCTTAAGTTACGTTCAGGCTTAAATACCATTTTAGATTCTGCTGAAGTCGAGGTAATCCAACCAAATCCGGGCTAGAGGGGCTATGATTAATGAGTCTACCCATAAGCCAGAAAAGGAATACCAAGATGATTTTATCGACATGTATCTCGACTACACAAAAGGCCAAGAATCGCCTAGGGATTTCCATTTCTGGACTGCTGTAAGTCTCCTAAGTGGAGCCGTAGGCAGAACAGTATGGCTCTCTAGGGGACACGATAAGCTATACCCTAATCATTATGTAATACTCGTAGCAGGCTCAGCCATGAGCCGTAAGAGTAGTGCTATAAACATAGGAGTAGGGTTACTTAGACGCGCGACACAAAACAAAATAGACTCAGGATTAATGGACGGCTTAAGTACTATCCTATCAGGTAAGATGACACCAGAGGCTTTATGCAGAGCTATTTCGAGCAGAGGATTAGAAGGCCTATTAGAGTCCGACAATGTACCTATTGTGGAAGGTAACACATCTAGACCGTGTTACTTATTTAGTTCAGAATTAGGAGTATTCCTATCGAAAGCTGCTCAGTCTAACGGCTTAGTCGACTTACTCATAGATTGGTATGATTGCCCTGACGTATTCGAATACATCACAAAAACATCAGGTTCAGACTACGTATACGAAGTATTTGTATCGTTATTGAGTGCTACAACACCAGACTGGATTGCACAAAACGTAACGTCATCAGTATTTAATCAAGGCTTCGTAGGCAGAGTTATATTTGTACACGCAGAACGTTCTGATATACGCATAGCGCATCCTATAGTAGACGAAGTTCTTGAGAAATTACGAGATAGGTTAGTAACCCATATTGAGCATCGTATGGGTATGAAAGGTGAGATGCAACTTACCCAGGATGCTTGGGACTATTTCGAGTCTTGGTACAACAAGCGTATAGAAGACCCTAATCTAGACAACGTACAAAGCGGATTTTTTGGAAGGGAGCATACTCATGTTCTGAAGCTAGCCATGACATTTTCGATAGCTAGACGTAGAACACTAGTAATCTATAAGAAAGACATTAAAGATGCGATAGGTAAGATATCTCATACCTTCGAGGGACTTAATGCAATCTTTAAAGAAGTACACTATGCCAATGAAGTATTTGAAACCAAAATTGTAGAAGGAGTAATCAAAGATGCGAAGAAGATAGATAGATCAACTCTTCTAAGAGCAGTGTATCGTAAGATGAATAAGGATAAATTAGATGAGTGCTTAGCAATACTTAAAGCAGCAGGAGTAATAGACGAAGACGTTAAGTCACGTAAAGGCGGTGGACGTGCTAAAGTCACCTACATAGCAAAGTAATAATTCAATTTGTGAATTAATCAAGGGGATACATATGAGTAATTGGACAAATCCTAAAGTCAGTCCAGATGAGTTTAATATGCCTGAGAAGATGTCTCCAAGTTTAATCAAAACTCTAAACGAAACTCGTGACTGGATCGACAAACCCATGACCTTCACACGTTCTGCCAGTGGAGTAGTATTCCATCCACATGGAGACGCCGTAGGTCCATGGAGTGACTCACACGCTAAAGGTAGTCTTCACAAATATGACTGCCATCATGACCGTACAGCAGAGCTAGACAGTGTAGTAGTAGCTAACGGCTCAGGAAGTTTAGCTCAAGATTGGGACTGTGGTATCGACAATCTTGAAGAACTCTTCGATATGTTCTTACTCTTAGAACGTCTTAATACTTGGAACGGCATTGGAGTGTACCCACATTGGAATCGTCCGGGGTTCCATACAGACATAAGAAGTAATAATCATCCATACGCCAAAGCAAGATGGTTTAGGCTCCAAGACGGAACCTATCACCAACTCACCTGGCATAATTGGAAGTCAAAAGTTATGCTTCAATAATCTCTCGTATACCTCTCAATATCTCAAGTCGGCCTTGAATTCTGGAGGCTAATGGATCTGCGCTGACTAACTGTGCAATACGTTCTTGTAACGCGCTTTCGTTAGTCACAATATCATTCAATACATCTTCAGATTCAAGTGCCGGCTTCGAGTTATTCGTAGGTAACTCGGCCACTTTCTCAGCCATCTTACTCTCCTAGGTTAGAAAAAAACTGTCGAATGGAATTAATCGCTACAGTCAATCCTGCAATAGCATAGGGCATTAAGGATGGATCTGTAGCTGCTTCAGGCATGTAGCCCAACTT